TATTTTTTGTTGATAAGTCTACTGGATCGCCAAGTTGTGGACTAGAAACAGAAGTGTCTTCTATCTTTGCGCTAGTTATAGCATTGTTGGCAATTTCGCTGGTATTCACAGCTCCGGGTGCAATATCTACGCCTTGCACGGCTCCGTCAACTATAGCTTGCCTATCTATTCTCTTAAAACTGTTATAATTAGCCATTCACTCACCTTACCTTAGATTGTAAACAATCTCCATCCTTTAGTGTCATTGTAAAAAATAATTTCAAATGCACTGCCTTCGATATTAACTGTTAGATTGTCATTTGCTCCCATTATAGGTTTACCATTTCTATCTACTGTTAAATTATTTGTATCAAAAGTATTTTCAACATCGAATATTCTTAAAATATCTCCCATTGAAGGATTTGCTGGTAAGGTTAATGTTATCGGAGCGACAGATGTATCTATCCAATATGCTTTATTTGAATCCGCAATGATGTCTGCAATAACTTCTACATTGGGCATTTTAACAAATGTAGGAGTTGGTTGAACACCTTTTGCTACTATTCTCGCCATTTAATACTCTCCTTACTATATTTATCTTTAGCTTGTTGCTGTCTCTAAACCAAAAACCATTGCTGAACAACCTAAACTATCTGTATACACAACAATATTTTTTGTTGCATCTAAAACTAATCCTGTGCGCTCAAGCACACCGTTTGCAAGAATTTCAACATCATATTCAATGTATTCTGCAAGGTCTGGTGTAGCTGCTGCTGATAGTGCTACTCTAACTGTTCTAGGTGCTGTTGACCTATTTACTACGTTTAGAGTAACAACTGAAAATGTATCTGCAGGCACAGTATAGACAGTTGTTAGTGTTGTAGCTGGAACTTCTGAAGTGCCTAAAATTCCGTTTGCCATTTTGTTTTTCCTCCAATGTTATCTTAAAAAGTAATTGTATGCTAACGGTGTACCAAGCACTGCGCCTTGGAAGTTCACGTTCGCTTTTATATTTATCAATGCTCCGCTGACCGTTGTAATTTGTGTTCCATTGACAAATATGTCACCTGCTGTAACACTGTTAACGATAAGAGATGCACCACCGCCACCAATTTGTGCCTCAATGTATGCTTTAATTGCACGTTGAGTTGGCACTACTGTATCACTGTTAGCTGTAAAGAACGGATCTGTACTAAACTCTGTAATACTTGCTGAGTTACCACCTAGTGTAACTTCACCTAGTGAAAGTTCTTGTAGTCCTGCAATGTTAAATGCCTCTGCGTTCAATGTAGCAACACCAGTTGCCTGTTCGATGCTAAACAAATCACCAACTTTAAAGTTACCATCTTGGTCAGTGCTTGTAAAGAACACTCGTCCACCATTTGAACTTACTGTTTCATTTGCTGCTACAGGATCATTTACAGGAACTCCTGGATAGTTTGTATCAACAAAATTACCTGTTCCTATGTCTAAGAAGTCGTGACCTGTTAATCGAGTTTGACTAAATCTAATTCTCATGGTGACTGGATTTGCATCACTAACTGCATCTTCAATCTCCATTGGAGGAGATATCTGTAAGAAAGCAGTTTTATCTCCATCAATAAGACCTACAAGCGACACAGTATTAACTAGTTTGAATACTTGATTTGGCAAATCGTCAAATACTACGTTTGATCCATTTACGGGTGTAGCACTTAAACGTCTAACTGCAATAAATTGGCCATCTTGTAAAAAGTCTGCAAAACCATTACTTGTATTAGCATCAACTTCTGCTGTAGCTGTAATAAATCCACTACCTCTTGAAACAAATGTTGGCTGTGCTAACACGCCATCATTCAGCCTTACTGTTGTAAGTACATCATTAATGTTGTTAGGATCCGTAATTGTTAGAGTAGGAGCAGTTGAACCATATCCAGATCCTGGATCAGTAATTCTTACTTCAAACACTTGCTGGTTCGCAACACCTGTTCTACCTTTTGTAGTAGCGCCAATTTTTGCATTAAGAACATTTGTTGATGTTCCTGAATTCAACCCAACAAACTTAGGATTTTTGTCTGGATTTCCAAATCCAATTGCGTTTAGTCCACCAGTGTAAGTATTGCTTAATGTATATCCTCCACTTGGCCAATAAACACCATCTTGCGAGAAGTTAACTTGATTTGTATCGTCTGTTGTAACAACAAACATACCCATTCCGTAAACAATATCTCGTACTGTAGTTGATACAAGTGCAGTTGCTACAGAAGTCCAATTAATACCATCTAAACTATATGCAATAGTATCACTATCACTTGCAATAGCAACAAATCTTCCAGCACCAAATACTACTCTGCTCCAAGTATTAGTATTAGGCATGCCTGCTGCAACTGTAGTCCATGTTATACCATCTGTTGAATATGCCATTTCTTGACTGCCACCTTTTACAGCAACAAATTTTCCGTTTCCGTAAGCAATGTCATTGTATCCAGTTGAAGGTAGAGCACTTGAAGTTGTAATATAAGTTTGCCCTCCGTTGTCTGAATATGCTACGTCTTGGTCGTTGTCACTAATAACAACTATTCTTGAGATTGCTACATCTATTTGTCCAAAGGCTGCTGCAACTCTAGTAGTTGCACTCACTCCTGACGGATTTGAAGCTGTCCAAGATGTTCCGTTTAAACTATAATTTGCTACAACTGATCCTCCACTTATTCCTACAGCTACACCGTAACTTTGGGTAAATGTAGTTGTACCATCGTCAACTTTACCAGATATTAAATCAGTCCAGGAAGCACTTGTTGCTAAAGTATTTGCAATCCACGATGCACCGTCGAGACTAGATTGAGCTGCTGTTCCTGAACTAGGTAAAGCAATAAATAAACCTTTTCTTCCTAAACCTGCAAAATCAAAAGCAGTTATAGCTCCAGTTTCTGCATTTATAGCTGTGATAGTTACTGTAATATCGTGTGTAGGTGTAGCACCATCTAGGTTTGTACCAACTATTGTTAATGTATCAAGTCTTGTGTATCCTGTTCCTGCTGTATTAATAGCTACATAATACTTCTCGCCGTTTCGCGTTACATCAAATGTAGCACCTGTTCCATCACTTTGAGTAGTTACTCCTACACTTGTGTACTGTGCAGATGTTTCTAAAAATTCTGCTGTGCTGTAATCTCCACTTATTCCAGTTTCTTGACTGTTTGATTTTGCTGGTGCTGTAAATTCTGCTCTTGGTTCAATCAAATATGTTGAAGAACTGTTTGCAGCAATTATTGCTGTGCCAGCAACAACATGATCCCAACCTGCTGTGCCGTCTGTTTCTTTAACTATTGTAGCTAGTTTAGAACCAGAATTGTAAGTATCAACTATACCAAATTGTCCAACGCCTGCACCGCCTGTGATGTATAGCTTCATTCCAGGATATGCTGTTGATAAATTACCGTCAGTTGCGGCTAGTGTAATGCTGTTTATAGTACCTGTTTGAGCTGTGTTAGTAACAACTAAATATCCGCTACCACCTGCTGTTGCATCTGGATTACCTGTAGAATCATCAATTTCGATTATTCTTACATTGTTTACAGCTTCATCTCTATAATCTTCTTGCACAAGTTCTTCGCTATCACCTGCACCAAATATGTTGATAGTTGCTTCTGTATAATCGTTACCAGCATGTGAATATTCTAATTGTAGTAGTTCATCTGCTCCGTCGGTGAATACATTAGATATTACAGCATTATATTGTTTGTTATTATCAACTATAGCTGTTACAGGAGTTTCGTCCGGATCAACACCTTCTGCTACACTACCAAATGTACCGTAAGAGTTGTTACCGTTAGTACCACGAATACGTCCGCCAGCTTCAGCAAGATAACCAATATGTGAATAATATGTAAACACAGACACAAGCTCTGCTCTACCATTGTTTGTGATCCATGCACCGATACCATCTGATATAACTTGTGTAAAGTCGTTTGACACAATTGAGTCATTACCGCCGTTGTGTAGTGCGCCATCAATTTTTTGGCCTATTGCTGCAAAACCAAATGTTGTGCAGTTTTGTACATATGGTGATCTTGCACTAATCCATACTCTTGTATCGTCAGGTCCCCAACCTGGATCTAAGGATGCGTAAGCACCCGCTGTTGGACGACTAGTTCCATATGCATTTGCAGGACCTAAATCTCCTCTTAATCCGTCTAGTGTTTGTAAGCGTAGTCCTGTACCATTTCTTAAATAGTAGAAATCTTCTTCTTGAGATCCTTTTACACTGTTTACATAGTATCTAGATGCTAAACTACTTCTATAAAAAGCAGGAAGATACAGTACAGTATTTAAGGTTGTGCTTGTAGTTGTTCCGTTTGCATCAAGTGAAACGTCTAACATGCTGTAATTACGTTTCCAATCTTGTGGCCATTGTAGATCCCACTTCATTCCTTCTACATATTCTCTTACATCTCTTGCACACAATGTACGATTATATGCATATGCTTTTTGTACAACAAAGTTTTCACCATAACTAGTTAATACACTTGTAGTTCCATACTGATCGTCTGAAATTTGAAATGTTGTTGCACTTGTGATATTTTTGACATAGTATGTTTCTGTTTCTAGCAAGTTAGCTTCAACAACTGCATCTGTACTATCTCCTGCATTTTCATCGTTAAAAAATTTAATCGGCATGCCTACTGACATCCAGCTAGTATCTGAGATTTCAATAGTATCTGCCGCTATATCAATACCGGTTACTCTGTCTTTGAATGTGTTGTCTACATGATTTAATACTTCTTCAACTATAAATTCTTTGTTTAGTTCAAGCTGTCTAATAGCATTCCAAACTTCGATATCCTCAACAGCTCGATTTCCGCCTTCTGGACTTCCGCTCCAAATAATATCTTCTACCCATTCCCATGTAGTGCTAATACCGGCTGGTGCTGTAACTCCGTCCATTACGTCAACAATTTGCTGTCTAGCAAATTCATTGGCGGCAAGAGTTGCTGTTTTTTGTACGCCTAATACTTTGGTACTAGGTGCTCGTAGATAGCTAAGTCCAGCATTAATGCTTACAAAATTAGTACCTAATAGTGTATCGTATTTCGATGCTTGTAATATTATTCCTAAATCTCTGCTACATTTTGCATGATCATATTTAAAGTCATTGTATGTGTCAGTTATATACTGTGTTACTGTTTTGATAACACCATTTGTGTCGCTTGTTATGTTGCTGAATGCTGTTTGATATTCTGCATCAGCCCATGTAATGCTTGGGAACACAATAGCTGGTAAACTATTCAAATTTCCTGCTGTGATAACATCTTCAATTATTTGCATTTGAGTATCACGTATCAACGCACCTTCAGTAGCAGTTGCAGGTGTACCTGGTGTAGTTTGTACTTCTGTTGTTGTTTTGGTCCAAGAGCCTGTGTCTTCTTGTACAACAAAATACATAACTGTTGCTAATCTGTCATAAGCTGCAGCAGTTTGTTCTGCTTGCCCTGCAGGGTATGCTGTTGTGCCTGTAAAGTATGACTGTGCTATTCTTGTTGATGCATGAGTCCCACCATATAAAATGTCATAGCACATTGCATCAACAATAAATCCTACATCTCTTGAACATTTAGCCGAATCGTAGCCGAAGTTGTACCAGATACTAGCCGGATTACCTGAATTAACAACAATTTGATTAGCAATCCAAGCAATTATTTCAGCTTTTATAAAATCTTTGTTTGCAATAAGATTGTCTTTTGCATCTACTCTATTTTGATCAACACCTACAGGACTAGGAAACGAAAGTGTGTCTGCATTTCCGCTACCGTTGTTGATTATATCTACAATTTCGTTATACGCAGATCTAATTCTTGTTGCAGCATTACTTGAACCAACTGCACTAGATCCGTCAGTAGTTACTGTTTCAATTAATTCATCTCTTGCTTTTCTAATTGCACCAACAGTTTCGACTCGTTGTTCTGCCAAGTTGTAAGCGTTTATGGGACGTTGGTATGCAAGCCCTGAAAACACAGCATTATAATTTGTACCTAATGCCATATCATAAGAAGTGTCATTTATTATAAGTTCTAAATCTCTACGACATTTTGAAGATCTATATTTAAAGGATCCAAAGTTTTCATTAATAAAATCAATTGTTTTTTCTTGTATAGCAGGTAAGTTAGATGCTGCTTTGTCAAATTGCTCTAGTACTAAAGCATCAGTACCTGATAAACTTGGGTATGTAGTAGCAACAGTGCCACTGCCATTTGTTATAATACTTATTATATTATTAATTAGATCTCTTGCTCTGTTTGATGCACCAGTATCGCCAGGTATACCCGATCTTTGGGTTTTATCATTTTGATATGGTGGTGTAACTGTTATGTTTCTACCAACAGTTTGCACAAGATCTCTTAAATATCCGTAAGCTGCTAAAGTTGCTGTCTTTTCGCTAGAAGCAATTTGTAAGTTTGTTCCTTCCCAATATGCTTCGCCTGCTTTTACAGTTTGCCAATTTCCACCATAAGTTAAGTCATAACCAATTGCATCTAAAATAAATCCAACATCTTGTTTGCATTTTGTTCTGCTATATTTTAGATTTGAGTACTGGTTAGTTATGTATCCTACAACTTCTGCTTGTATAAATTCTTTGTTTAATAGATTAAGATCACGTAATTTTCCATCTTCAGGATCACTCATATCATAGTAAGGTGTAAGATTTGATTCAATTTTAAGTCCTAAACCATAATCTATTTTTCTTCTTATGGATCTTGCTAATTTTTTAACACCAGGGGCAACTACTGCTGTTTCTGCATAAGGCCAAGATTGATTTTGAGTTTCAGTGTTTCCGGATTCTGGTGTGACAGTTGTACCGGTAACAATATTACCAATGATACCTTCTATGTGTTTGATACCTTCGTATGTGTATTGAAAGTCATCTATACTAGTCAAAGTGTTGGCTGAGTTATATATTGTTCTAGGTTGTACATTAGTTGCACGAAGTTCGTCACCCATTATACAGCATTCTGCAGGAACAATAATTGGCAATACTTCTTTGTATGACCCTGTTGAAACTCTAACAAGAGTTGTTCTTATATGCCTTGCAGGAATATTGTCAGCTACACCTGCTGTTATAGCGGCAGTAACTATTCCGCTTAATTCTGTAATTGTTTCAAATATTGTTGCCATTAGTAGCCTCCTCCGCCACCGCCGCCACCGCCGCCGCTGCCACCCGACGAAACTGATGTTCCACTATATGCTGCTGTTGCTGTGCTTTCATATTCAACCACTGCTTGATCTCCTAATGCTGCTTCCAAATACTGTTCTACTACCGCAGTTGAATTATCACCATTAGTAACTTGATAGTTTACAGCTGGTGCTTGTTGTTTTAAAACTTTCTCTATAACTGTTAATCCATAAGCAATACTTGCATTTGTTTCTGTTTTTTGTCCTAAATAAGGTGAACCTCCAGTATCATTTACATATGAAAGTGCGGCTTCTCTGCTTCTTACATTGCCGCCGTGTGTTAAATCCCAAATAAATGCATCTATTAGTAGACCCATGTCTCTTTCACATTTTGCACTGTCATAAGTAAAATCTGTTGTGAATGGACTTGTTCCGTTTGTAATTTGATAGTCTGTCCATTCAACAATTTCTCTTTGTATAAATCTTCTGTTTAATTCTAATAGCCTTGCTGCATCTGGAACTTTTGCTCCTCTTTCAATTTGCTGTGTTGCATATCTAATTGTTCTAAAAGGTCTATCAATTGACTTACCATACAAAGGAGCCGGTGAGTCTACACCGTGTTCTGCTACATAATAAACATCATCAACATAATCTAGTGTAGCCCATTCAGGTATTCCTGTTGTGCTAACCTGTAAAACTTGTCCGTCTTTACCGATAGGCAATCTTGTTGGACCTGATCCGCCGTAGTATACTAGATCTCCAGTGGTTGTTAAAACACTTACTTCCGATCCAACTGCTATTAGATTCCAATATGTACCTAAAGTATCTAGATCTGGTCTTGAATTTTGTGCTCCGCCGCCTGGATCTGTTTCTGTTTCTGTTGAGAAATCATCACCTTCTGATATATGCGAGTTAATACACACATAAGAATTATCACCATATCTTACTACATCGCCTTCGTAGTAAAACTGGTCGTCTAACCACTGTCCACGCCAATCCAAACCTGTGTTGAATCTTTCCCAGTAAGTTGCATTAGGTGGAGTTTGTCCATTATGGTCTAGTAAACATCTATATGTGTATGATCCGTATCTAACTATATCGCCTACCAAATAATCTATATTTGACGAATCGTCTCCCCAATCGCCTCTAAATCTTAAGCCTTCAGAGAATAGATTCCAATCATCAGTTTGTGTAGATGGAATTTTGTTAACATTTTCTGTAATAGCAATATATTGATTGCCACCATATTTTACTATATCACCTATCTGGTATGAACGCTCATGAGACCAAATATTTTCATATTGGAAGCCATCTACAAATCTATTCCAGTTTGCACTATCTGTACTGAAACTAGCTGCCGAAGTGTGATAAGCTGTTGCAATATATGCATTAGCGCCAAATCTTACAACATCATTAACTTTATATCTCCTATTTGCTTCCCAAAGATTTTTATAATCAAAACCTTGATTGAAAATATCCCATTTTGAAAGGTCAGCTTCTAACCCTAAAGCTTCAGTGGCTGCAGAAATATGCGGAGTGTTACATACATATGATGATCCGCCGTATTTTACTAAATCGTTTGCTTTGTAATCAAAACTTGTTGACCAACTTCCCTTCCATTCTAATCCTTCTGCAAAAATCTGCCATTTATCTAGATCAGATTCTAGTCCAGTAGTCGAATCGTCAGCTGATGTATGATTTGTTTGACAAATATATAATCTACCGCCGTATTTTACTATATCGTCATATACATATGCTTGTTGTGGTTGCCAGTCGCCCTTCCAGGATTGGCCGTCACTTACAAGATTCCATTTTGGTGGTACAATATCAAAGTCACTGAAAAAATTTGCCGAACTTGTATGACCCAACACACAGATGTATATTTTACCTCCAAATGCTACTACGTCATCTTGGAAGTAAATTGAACTTGCTGTCCAGTCGTTTTTCCAAACAAACCTTAATCTACCTAACTTAAACTCTGCCATTTATATGCTCCACTACTATATTTATCATTGTTGCTGTTCTCTGTTAAAAGATCTAAAAAACATTAATTGTGCCATATATGATCCTTGTACATCTGTTCTATTACCTAAGGCATCAGCACCTTCGAATTTTACATCTCTTGGAATCTGTAGGTATCCTCCACCTAGTATATCAATTACATTGTCACTTGTGCCTATCTTAACCTGACCAGCTGTAATTGCGTTGGTTTCAAGATCTGAACCACCGACTGACAGTCTATCTGCTAGGAAAGTTGCAATAGCTTTTTGTGTAGGAATAATATTGTTTGAATCTGCACTAAATGTAGGATCTGTTGAAAATTCATTAACAACAGTACCAGTACCACCCAATCTTACACCACCTAGTGCAAGTGAACTTAGTCCATCTAAATCAAAGAATTCAGCACTAATTGTAACAACACCTGTGGCTTGGTTTACGCCAAAAAGTTCACCACCTCTAAAGTTACCATCTTGGTCAGTACTTACGTAAAACACTCTTCCGCCATTTGCTTCTAAAACTTCGTTTTCTGGTGCTGCTGTAAAGAAGGCACCGCCAGCATATAATTCAGGATAATTAGTTTGCACGAAATTTCCAGTACCAATGTCTAAGAAATCATGTCCACTAATTCTACATTGACTGTATCTTAATCTTAAAGTACCAGTTGTTGCGTGTGCAAGATTAAACTCATTGTCTAAAGACGGACTAAGTGTAAATCTCACAGTTCTTGTTCCGTTTCCAGAACCGTCATCACCTAAATCTACAGCACCTACGCCTGTAAATAATTTTAGATCATCTGGATCGTCAGTAGTTGGGTCTAGTATTCCTGTTAATCTAATTTGAACACCGGGTCCTGGTATGGGCTGAGGAACCCCGTTTAGTACCAAAAGATTGGCTTCAGGAATAATATCAGCAAAGCCGTTACCTAGTACTGTAATTGTACTAGTACTTGTTCTATAACCTGTACCTCTGTCTATAAAATCTGGTTGTGCAACAACGCCACTACCTATTCTTTCATCAATTTCAACTTCTGTAATAAAGTCGTTATCAGTAACAACTATCGATGGCCGTGATCCGTCCTGATCTGTGTAACCGCTGCCTGGATTCCAAATTTTAACACTTGCAAACGCTCCTAGTGCAACATCTGCTCTAATTTTTGCAGTAGCTCCAACATTAACCGTTGCTATAGCATTATTAGTTACTTGGTCTGATAATATCAACCATTCAGGAAGAGTTTCGTCTTTTTTCAAACACAGCGCAGACCAAATTTGTTCATATTCCAATTCTCTGCTGGTCCAGTATACTCCATCTTCAGTAGTAGCAAAAAATGTTGTAGGACCGAGAGTGTCATCATCACCAATTTGTTTGCCACCAGTATCACAAATTCCTACAAAAACTCCTTGGCCGTATTTTAGTCTTTTCCAATTCATTGTAGTCGATCCGTCAATAGTAGGCGCATCTGTACCTTCGATCCAAGTTGCTCCTTTATCTAGACTGAAAAAAGTGTCACCGTCTTTTGTGAAAGCTATAAATCTATTGTTTCCGTATACCAAATCAACAAATTCAAGATCTCCTGCCGGTAGTACATTGTTGTATCTCTCCCACGAAATTCCATTAGTAGAATATGCAACATCTTTGTATTGAGATCCTGTAATTGCAAGATATGTACCTTGGCCATATGCAACAGCCTGCCATTCGTCTCCCGATGAATCGTCACCAACAGGAAGAGTCCCTGTGCCCCATGATAAACCATTAGAACTATATAAAGCTGACTGTGTTTTTTCCCCGACAATAACAATTCTTCCGTTGTCTTCGCCTGTGCCAGATGCATTCAATCCGTAAACTATGTCTTTCCATGCAGCATTAACTGGTAAAGATCTTTCGGTCCAGGATTGTCCATTTAGACTGTACGCAATCTTATTGCTATCAGTGCATAATATTAAAAACTTATTTTGGAATGCAAGTACTCTAACAAAAGTTCCTGAGAAGGGTAAATTTCCTTCTAGCCAGTTTTCGCCATCGTCGCTGTAAGAAAAAACACCATCTGTGGTTACAGCAACATATCTTCCTCCTCTAGGTGTTCCTGCTACAGACACAGTTTGAATACTATTGGTACTGTCGTCTGAATTTGATGTGACTGTGATTGTACAATCGTTATTTGGAGTAGTTCCTCCTAGATTTGATCCTAAAACAACAAGACTGTCACCAACTGCATATCCTGCTCCAGGATTTATTATTGTTGCACTATAAGTATTTCCTGCTCTTGTTATATTTACTGATGCTCTAATTACAGCTGCTTCTTCGTCTACAGCCCCTGTACCTTCAGGGAGTGTAATTCCAGTATATGTAGCTGTAGTTCCGCCAAAATCAACATCTGCCCAATCTCTAGGATTTGGTAGCGGTTTGTAAGTATCTGCTACAAAAGGAGGAGGTGAACATGTTAATCTAGGTTCTATTCTATAGGTTGTTGTACTGTCTAAAGCACCTAATATCGGAGTACCGGGAACAATATGATCCCAACCAGGTGTTCCATCACTTTCTTTTATAACTTGTAAGACTTTGCTTGGCTGATTGTATGCTGCTACTTGTGCATATTGTCCTACACCTGTGCCAGCAATTAGAATGATTCTCATTCCTAATATTTCGCTCTCAAACTGTGTTGTTTCGTTCACGTTTAAGGTTATTTGTGATAACGTACTAAGGTCGACCTGTGCAGAGTTTTGTCTAACTGTATAGCCCGAGCCGCCTTCACTTCCAGAACCTTTAGAGTTTATTAATCTACCTTCAAATAATCCACCTTTTCTAAAATCAGAATATTCAACATCGGCATCTGCACCGGCACCAATAATTTCTGCATCTGCAAAAGTATAGTTTTCGCCGCAGTTAGAGTATTCAAATATTTTTAATTCATCATTTACGCCGCCTGCAATAGCACTGCTTATTTGTGCTTCATTCTTTCTGTTATTAACAGTAATACTTATAGGTGTTTCGTCTGGATCGTTGCCATCTGCAATAGATCCAAAATTACCGTAAGAGTTGTTTCCGTTTGTTGCACGAATTATGCCGCCGTTTTCAGCAAGATAACCAACTTGGCAATAGTATGTGAACACTGACACAAGTTCAGCTCGTGCATTATTCAAAACCCATGCGCCAATACCGTCACTTAAAACTTGTGTAAAGTCATTACTAACCATTGACTTATTACCACCGTTGTGTAGTGCGCCGTCAATTTTTTGTCCTACACACGCTGTACCTATATTAGTTACCCCTTGTAGGTATGGGGATCTGTTATTAATCCAAACACGTTCGTCATCTGGTCCCCAGCCCGGATCAAGTGATACTAGTGCGCCGCCAGTAGGTCTTTGATACTGAGCAAACACGCCCGGCGGATTAAGAGTACCTTCTAATCCTTCTGTTGTCATATTTCTCAAACCAGTTGTATCTCGCATGTATAATAGATCATCTAATTTAGATCCTAAAACACTATTGTAATAACGTCTTGCTGACATAGACGTTGCCCAGTTACCTGAAAAGTTTAAGTCTCTTTTTATTGCTCGTATAAAATGCCTAATATCTTCACGCATTTCTGCTTCAGGTAATGTGTCGTTCGGAAATTGACTTTTTGCATAAATTATTAATTCTTTAGCAATCAATTCTACATTTCTTGACAAAATATCTGCAGCATTTACATCGCTAGTACTCGATGTTCGGGTATTAGATCCTGTGACATCAGGTGCAGAACCACTGCCTACGTTTGCATCGATAAATGCTTCATAATCGTCAATTAATTGATTGATTGGAGTTATCGATGTTGATAATGCTATTGGTCCTGTTTTATTTTGTACAAACGTATTTGCTTCAGAAAGTGTTGCATTTTGTAATTGTATTAGCTGTGGAAAAAGCTGTTTAAATCTTGTTAGATATTGTTGAATATACTTAAATGTATTTTGATACCTAGGCTTAGGTCCGGTTGCGACAACAGTTGTAGATCTTAATTCATCACCCATAACTACACACCCAGCTGGAACACTTATAGGACCAACTTCCTCAAACCTACCTGTAGCAACAGCTATCTTAACTAAAGTACCACCGCTATAGGTATCTTCAACGTATTCACATGCATGTCTTACAGATTTAAAAGGAGTTCTCCAACTTTTTCCAAATCCTTCTTCGTCTTGTCCATGTTTAGCAACAAAAACAGTGTCTGTGTCAACAGCTAAATTTCTCCAAAATATTTCTAACTCTTGCGATACACTATCTTTTTCTACAGATAAAAGTTGTTTAGTTTGTCCTATAGTTAAAGATTTTTCTCCTAGAGTAGAAAGATCGCCTATTGGCTCTCTACTTAATCCGTAAGTAAGTAAATCGCCTTTGTTTAGAAGCGAACCTGGTTGCCCTGCTTGTATAAGTGTATCCCAATAATCATAGCCTGAACCATTATCACCTGGAAAGTTATTGTCTCTAGAAATATGTTCTAGGTTGCATCGCCAAGCAGTTCCTTGATAAACAACCACTTCGTTTATGCTGTATAATGTATCAGGAACCCAGCTTGCACTAAAAAGTTTGCCAGGAAGTAATAATTCCCAAACTTCTGGATCGAGGTAATCTATACTGGATCCGTCACCATCTGAAATGTTTACATCTCTTACAGCATAGTAAACGTTTCCTCCTCTTTGGACAATATCTCCAGTTCTATATTCTATATCATCTACTCTTACTGTTGAAGGTAAAACAGTGTTTGCTATTCTTGCACCCATTTCTAAATTAGTTGCAGAAAAATAGTATATACTAACTGTATTTTCTGCAGGTATTGTTAATGAAACTTGTCTACTTGTGCTTAATAAAAAATTATCAAAATAATTTTGTCTTGTGACTTCAGAGCCATCTAAAATGTATTTTACTGCTCCTGTGTAATCATCTTCAAAATATGTTCCGCCGCCAGCAATACCGTTTTCTCTTGTGCTAAAACAAATTGGATTTGTTTTATCGTCATATGTTGCATTAGACACTGTTGATTGATCAAAAATGTATGTAACAGTTCTGTATAAAGAAAGTTCATTTTTTTCTATATCATCTATATAAAAATTACCTGTTGTTTTTTCATCAACAGTATCTTCACCCACTTTGACAATTTTTGTTTGGGTAGATTTATCTATAGTATTATATAAACTTCTAAAATTATATGTTTTACTTAATACAATCCAATCAATTGTACTATCATCACTATCAAATACTTCACCTGCACTAGGGTTACTGTCTATGTTGTTGTTAATTGCATAATATAGTGTACCACCATAACGAACAATATCACCTTGGTTATAAACTGTAGTGGAGTTCCAATCACCGTCATGTTGACTGCCTAATAGTTCTAAATCAAATTTAGTTTCATCTATTTCGGTATCACCAGATGTATGAGTTTCTACACATCTAAAAATACTTCCGCCATATTTTACTAGGTCATTTACAACGTATTTTGTAGTAGGTAACCATGCTGATCTATAATTATATCCCTCGTAAAATATTTCCCATTTATTGACATTATCTTCAAATGTAGAACCACTATTGTGGGTTTTGATAGATTTGTACACAATACCGTTATATTTTACAAGAACATTTATTCCGTAATCTGTATCACCTGACCAATCAGTTAGAAATTTTTGACCTGCAACAAATAATTCCCAGTTTTCGTTTGATATTTGAATACTTTCATCTATCGAAGAAGCATCTACCGGAAAAGTACTTGATGTATGACTGTTTTTACAAATGTACAAACTACCTTGATAATTTACTATATCGCCTTTGTTGTAAACTGTAGTTGTAGCCCAGTTGCCTAAGAATGTTCTACCACTAGTCATTACCACCCATTTTGGTTGTGGTACAGGCGGACTTGATCCTGGCAATGTTGCAAGTAAATCTGTTCTAAACAGTGCAGAGGAAGTGTGTGCAATTAAACAAACATAACTTTTACCGCCGATTCTTACAATGTCATCTCTTCTGTAGGGTTCTCCTACAGTCCATTCACCCCTCCATCTATACTTAAATCTATCTAAACTAAACTCTGCCATCTTAGTATCCTTCGTCCGGTTTACTGTTTGTAGTTATCACGTCTGAATCAGGACCATCGCCGTATGCGGGTGATGATATTTTATCTGGATACGTGTAAGTCTCTGATAATCTTTGAATAAATTGTCCGTCAACAGGATCTATAAAATATGTTAAACTTCTATTATCCCATTTGAACTGTGGGTATCTTAAGTTATCATTTACTATTTCATGATCTTCATCTATTCCTGATAGGAAGTCAATCCCTTCTTCAAAATCTAAATAGTTTTCAGCAGCAATACCAATGTCATTAATTACAGCAATATTGTCATCGCCGCCTGACAGTTGATCAACTTTTATTAAAAATAGTTCTCCGTCATCATTACGTCTTAAACCGTAATAGTATCTTTTGATAAAACCATTGATTACATCAGTAGGACTTGTTCCAATATAATATGTCATTATGTTATCTCCACGTAGCTGACTATCACATCAACTGAATCGTCTACACTTGCTCTTACAAGTAATTGGTTACTAGGCGCTAGAACTAATTTTTCACCAGTACTTACAGCTCGTAAACTTGTTCCAGCTGGCAAAATACTATTTTTTAAATAATAGCCAGTAACACTGGTATCGTCTTTAATAAGCACATCTGTATAAACAAATTGGTCAGTCAAATTTGTAAAACTTAGTCCAAGTATTGTTACTCTAGTTGTAGGTAAAGTTTCATATATTAATACAGGCACTGTGCCGCAATTTTTTATTACTGTGTTTTTTAATATTGTTGCCATTTATCTATTATCCAAAAATTAATACTTTCTCAATTGCTATTTCTTCTGCTTGTGCAAAAGAAATACCTCCACTTGCACCTGCTACTGATACCCAACTAGTTCCGTCATATAGTTCAACACGAGAATCATCTGTGTTAAAACGTATCATACCTTGAACACCTGTTGGCCTAGTAGCATTTCCACCTACAGGTAATACAATACCTTGGTTCCCGTCAAATTTAACATAGCCATCACCTGTGTTTTCGAACACTGTAACTGCATCGCTAACTGTATTTTTAATAGTACTATCAGTAAAACCAAAATTTTCAAATTTTACTAATCCAGTACCGTTAGCTGAAAAACTAAGATCAGTATTGGTTGTAATACTACTTATCACATTTCCATCAATCTCAATGTCATCTACAGTCAGCCTGTTTGTATTTAATCTACTACTATTAATATCTGCTACAACATTGTTATTAACATAAAATCTAATTGTATTGTCGTTTGCACCTGGTGTAAGTTCAGCAGTTATACGTGTATCTCCGTCTAAATCTTGAAAACCATCTAAACGAATCCAATAAGTTCCATTATAACCTTCAAATTCACCTTTTTCACTATTAAATCTAATTTGTCCTGTGACAGGAGTAGGTCTCTGAGAAGTATTTCCTACAGGTATTTTTAAGGATCCTGTACCATTTATATTTACATTGCCTGATCCAGGAACAAATGTCATATCTGCAATAGTACTAATAGTTGCATCATTGAAAGAAAAATCGTCAACAACAATATTACCAGTGCCTGATGCCCTAAGTTCTAGATCACTGTTTGAAACAGTTGTAGTAATAAAATTATCATCAATTAATATATTTGTATTTGAGAAGCTATCAGCTGTAATTAAACCTGTACTAGTAATATCTTTTGTAGTAGTGAAGCCATTTACAGTTAAATCATTATTAATTGTAACGTCATTGTTTGGTATTAATATTTGTCCTGTGCCGTTTGCACGTAGTTCTAAGTCAGCATTTGAACTTGTAGTCGTAATAAAATTGTCGTCGATTAATATTTCTTCAAATTGAGCCGCAGCTCCTACTGTCATATCTTGTGTTACATCAACATCACCTGTCACTGTAGTATCACCTGTTTGAGTAAAATTGCCGACAAGTGTTATTGTTCCTGTGATATTTGTATTTGCAAGTGTTGCTGTACCATTAACGGTTAGGTCTTGATCTATTTGTACGTCATTACTTGGAACTACTACATTACCTGTTCCGTTTGCACGTAGATCTAAATCTGCATTACTATCAGTGGTTGTAATATAGTTTTGTGTAATACGTATTCCATCTATTGTAGATTCATTTACAAATAAATTGCTCCAGGTTTTAGACACAGTACCTAAGCTATAAGTATTAGTTTTGCTAGGTAATATATCGCTTTCGATACCTGCAACAATTTGTATTGTGTCAGTTGGATCATTACCTATAGTTATATTTCCACCTATACTTACATTTCCAGTAACATCTAGATTTCCTGTTATGTTTACATTCTGTAATAAATTAATTGTGTTTGAATTAGCGTCAAAATTTAAATCACCTGCTGTGCTTTCAATTGTGTTTCCGCTTAGTCTAATATTTCCAGTATCTATTCTTTCACCGCTTATAAAAGTAGTGTCGCCACCAGTTGTAAACGTTATACCGGAAGTTACGTCAATATTTAAAGCACTAGCAACAAAACTGACTGTGCCTGCATCTTGATCAACTGTAAATAAGTTTCCAACTCTAAAATCTCCAAGGTGATCAAAACTGTTATATCTAATTTTTGCTCCGTTAAGTTCAACAACTTCGTTGGCTTGATTTACACTTTCAGGATCATTAGTAACTTCTTTTCCGTTGCCAATGTACGCTAGGTTTTGTCCTATTGCATACACAATTACACCTTCGCCATCACCTACAAGTCCAAAATTACCATAAACATTTGCTGAACCAATCATTCTAACTTCAGCACCAAAGTCTCTTATATCTATATTTTTAATAGTAGTTGCACTTGCACCAGAACCTGTTGTAGCTACAATGCTTTGAGGTGTCGTATCAAAATTTAATAAATTTGTATCTTTACCATCAACTACAAGAATATCATTGTTTACACTTTCTACTGTGACAGCGACTACAGTAGAAGCATCTGTTGAAGTAAATGTTACTTCATCACCTGCTAGGAAAGTACCAGATATTCCACTTAAACGTATAGAAGTTTTTCCATTACCTGCTAATCCATCATTGCTATCAAATGCATATAACCCTCGGTTTGCAAAGTATGTAAAACTGTTAAGCCATTCAATTCTTGCGCCATTGGTTGCTGTTAGAGCATCAACGCCAGGTGTAATAAATGTGACACTGTGGAACAGCATTGCAGCTTCTCGAGATGCCGCAGTAGCATATGCTCCATCAACATAAGCACCTTTACCAGCGTCTCCTGATAAAAATCCTCTAGGGTCATCACCTGTTATGGTTGTACCTTTTGTTATTACTGTGACGTTTCTAATATATGGTGATCGGGTTGTAACTTCAAAATCTGTTGCAAAACGGAATCCATAACCGTTGTCTGGAAATATTCTTGTATCACTATTGCAACTAAATGTTAGATTGGAAACAAATACACTATGCCCTACATAACTATCATGTGGTACAACAGTTGTGATTTCTAATTCTCCTGTTGTATGATCATATGTTGATGTACTGACATTGACAGGTGCAGTACTGTCACTGAAATCAACAGTTCCTCCACTTACATATGTATGAGCAAAAGGCGCTGTTCCTACATTTACTTTAAATGTATCAGCGTCAACTATTTCTGTAATTGCAAAATAATTACCGCCTGAATAAAAATCTTTTACGGTTAGGTCTTCAACAGTGCTTTCACCGTTGACTAAAAATGCATCGTTGTATCTTGTTTCTGTAGTAGGTGAAATGTTTACACTTCTAATGCTGTGTCCTTTGACTGTAACACCTACTGGCACTGTAAGAGGAAACACTTCTGTGTAATTACCTGGATAGATATGAACAGTATCACCTCCAGTTGCTACGCTTAGAGCTTTTTGTATAGTTGCATAAGGTGCTTGTGGATGGTCGCCATCGTTTCCATCAGAGCCATTTTCCGCAACATAATATATATTGCCATGTTTTGATATAAGATCTATACCATTTACTGTTAGTGCATCTGTTGTAATTGCACTAGCATAAAAATTTTGTACCCAAACATCTTTCCATTGTTTGCCACCAGTTGTTGGATCTGTTCCTAGTTGATAGGTATTTGC